TACTTTCCTTTTCACTTTTAGTTTCAATATATGCACAAAATTCCTCTGCAATATTATAAGATTGATTGATAATATAGGTAATATCTTCATCTGAAAGATCCTCTACATTATTTTTGCGTAATTGTGCAGACAGGATGTTAAGTGCAGTTATTTCCAGTTTTGACATTCCCGCCATTAGAATCACCTGACCAAATTTGTCTTGCATTGGATGAACTGGCATTGCTGGGAGATCTTTGTTTCTTTGCGACATTTTTATTTGAATTTAAGGTTAAACAATAGGGGCAAAGTGGTTTCCCTACCTTGCCCCTGTATTGGGTTATTGTGAAAAGTTTTGAGCAATTAACGCACCTCATTTTGTTTTGCGGAGTTGCGATCGTTTACAATTGCTTCATATCTCACAAAATCTTCCATTGCGTATTTCATTGAATATTTACGCAAAAAATATATTTTACTTAACCCTTCACTGGGATATTCGGTTGTAGATAGCAAAATGAAAGGTTCATTTGCTGAAATAAAAACTTCAAAGTAATATTTGTTTCCGTTAATTGTGTAAGGCTTCATTTTAAAAATTTAATTTAAGTTGCATAATTTGTTGTTCATATAGATCAATACTTTCCTGAATCAATAATCTCAATTCATTCACCAAAGATATATCGGTATCAAGTTGAATCAAAGAATGTGTTTTATTCCCTGAATCAAAATGAATCCTGATATTGTTTAAATTAGGCAAATTTTGGTAAATTTTCAAAGTATCAATTTTTTGCTGGATGTATTCAATTTCCAGCATTGCTTCACGCAAATTGTTGAATAGTTCCATAAAATTAATTGTGTTGCATTTCAGCATACCTTCCAAAGTGGTACCCTATGTGAAATAATGTTAATTCGGAAGTATAAAAAATTTCTACTCTACCGCCTTCCAGTTCAGTAAATGGGATCCTGCGATTGTTCAGGAAAGTAATCAGACCATACAGGTAATTGTGAACAATTATGCTCTTTTCTTTTTTTTCTAACATTGCTAAAAAATTTAAGGATTGATAAAATTTGTAAAATGATCAAAAGGAATATTGCAACTGGGATTCCTATTAATATCAGGTATAAAACCGATATTACCCAAGCACATACCCTAATCATAAATTATCAGCAAAGCATAAAAGAATAGCACCGAGAACGATCAGGATGATCTGAATAGCAGTTTTTTTCATTGTTTTTCGTTTTTGAGTTAAAAAATCATTTGTTACTGCGAATCTAAATTACTTTTTTTGAATTTTCCAAATTTTTAAACAAAAAAAAGGGGAAAATAGAAATTTTCCCCTGAAAAAACACCTCAATTTATGAACCTTTAAACTATTTTAAGAACAATTCACGTTCCAATTTTCGCCTGTTTGTTAATCCTTTAACTTCTTTTCCTTGCACTTTATTCCATCTTAAAAACTGATCAGCAACCAGTTTTTTATCGGCACCTGAATTTAACAACCTTAACAAAGTGCTGGAAGCAAATGCACCAGTACCTATATTGTAGGCAAGGCTTACCAGTGCAGCTTTCATATTTGCAGTAACAGGAACCTTAATTAATCCCTTTATTTTCTTTTCACGTTCTGCAATATCTTGTTTTAACCATCTTTCAGCAGTTGCAACATCAATTTTATCACCTTGCTTTATTGCCTGTCCTGTGTCCTTATTGATCGTGGAACCAAAACCAATAGTCCAAATTCCCCCTGTATCGGGATAACTTGTTAGTTCAAGTCCTTCAAACTTTTTGATTAGATTAAATGCACTCACTTTTTTCCCAAATAAAAGGATTAATAAGACTGCAATACCAATATAAATTTTTCTCTTATTGGACATCATTGTCTTTTGCCAATAGACCAGTAATAGCAGCAGCAATACCAGCAATAATAGTTATCCAGTTTCTTTCCTGAATACCATCTAAAATAAGGGATCCACCAGCAATAGATCCAAAGAATGAAGTCTTAATGTTTTTCAATATTCTGTTCATATTACTTTTTTTTAAGTTGTTTAATACCAACTAAAATGGAAATTGTACAGGATATTGTACTGGCACCCAAAAATACCACATTTGCCAATTCAGAAATATTCTGCACTCCCAATAGGGAAAACAAAATAGTGCTGAATGTGGCAACGTGTGTAGGATCAGTATTACTCTGCATTTTCCTCTTTAAATTTTTCGGCAATCTTATTAAATGCCTGAATTGCAGTAAATGATTCATCTATTTTGGTGAATACACCCTTTTGTGTTGCAAGATCCAAGATAGCTTTAATTACTTCCAATGCCTGTTTTTCGTTCATTTTGTCAATTTTTGAATGTGAATAATTAGATCAAAGTTAAGTGTAATTCAGTAGCAATCCACTGATAAGCTGCCAAATTAATATCGGTTGATTCACCCCAAACAATGTAATTATCACCTGAAATAGTACTATTTCCTTCGGAAAGTTTAGCACCAGCAGTATCAGGTTCAGCACCACTTGCCAAAATTGACCAATAGAAAGTTGCACTATCAAGCAAATTGTCATTGATAATATAGGCATTTAACCAAGATCCTGTTTGCTGGGAACCATTAACCCAAATTTGAATAGGTTGTATTTGTTTCATTTTTATATTTTTAAGGATTTAATAAAGCAATTTTATAAGTAGTTCCATCACAATTTATAATAAGATGCTGACCTGAATTACCACCAGCACTCCCTGATGTTTGTCCATCTATTCTAAAACTTCCGTTCAGTTGTAGTTTTTGTCCATTATCAGTAGTTGTATTTATCAAAAGATTTCCATTATCAACCATAGTTATCAAATCAGTATCAGTTGAAGAAATTCTTTTTGAAAAATTTAACCTCCATCCAGTTCCATCACCAATATATATTTTACCTAATACTGGGGATGAAAAACCACTTGCCATCCATAAAAAAGTAGATGTTTGTGCTGGTAATGCAGTATTTCCAGTAATTACAATTCCTCCTGTTCTTGTTCCACCATTAACTTGTAATTTTTCACCATTATCAGTAGTTGTTCCAATCAAAAAATTTCCAGCAGCACTTATTCGTGCTCTTTCAGTATTGCTATTGACATTAAATGACATATAATCATTTCCATAAACTGCAGCAATAATTGATGACTTTATAACAGCATCTGCATTTACAAAATTAATCGCTGCTGATGTAACGCCAGTTTGACTTGGATTTGACAAATAAAGTACATTGGCAGTACCATTATTAACTGTTTCAGAACTTGTTAATCTGCCAAATGGTGAAATACCGATGCCTACATTTGAACTAAAATAACTTTGACCAGTTACTTGAAGTTTATGTCCATTGTCAGTAGTAGATCCCAAAAGCATATTTGCAGCAAAGTAATTTTTATCACTTGCTCCAGCTTGATAAATACCCCAACGATTAGTGAATGAGAATCCAGCACCATAATCATCAAGTGCGTTTAACAAAAGACTATATGCGTTGGTAATTGTCAATATTCCACTTGCAGCAGTTGGTCGGTAAAAACCTGTATTTTGACTTATTGCTGCGTGTGTTATTGTTCCACTATTGGTTCCCTGATATTGGAACAAATTTTGCTGACCACTCATTACTCGAATACCAGCAGCCTGTGTCATTGTAATAGTAGATCCAGCAGAACTAAAATCTATTGAATTAACTGATGCCCCACCTGATGCTACGTTTGCCTGTGCAAAAGTTGCTGATCCGGCAAATGTTTGCAAATTAAAACCAGCAATACCACCATACAATGCACCTATATTGTTAGAACTAAAACCAGCAGAATAACTAAGTGTATTAATTCCATAAGATGCTAAACTGGATGCGTTATTTGCAGCAGTTAATGTTGGAGTTGCAGCGATATAACCATAATTTGTCAATGATAGATCAGTACCAAAAATAGTAGATGCAATACCACCATTGACTTCAATATGAACAATACCACCAACATTGTAATTTGCAAGAGTTACACGATCACTTGTCCAGTACAAAGCACCTGATCCACCAGTCATTCCAGTTAGATAGTAACCATCTGCCTGAAAATCTTTTGTAGTGGTGAACTTTGTTGCACCTTCTAAAAGTGTTGAATCACCCAAAACGGATGATCCAGTCCAAATAGGCAAAGTTCCTATTGTACCTGATCCAGTTACAGTTCCAGTACCTGAACCTCCAATAAGATCCCAAGCTGAACCAGTATCTCTATAAAATTCGTATGTATCGGTTGAAATAAAAATGCGACCAACTACTCCAGCAGCTGGGCGATTGGAAAAAATATCAGAATTGAACATTGGAGTTCCCTTCTGATTTAAGATGGAAAGATCCAGTGTTATCATTATATGTAAAGTTTACGGATTACGATAAGTAAGTTTCCTGTATTAATAGGAGTTGCAAATGTTAATTGATATTGTGTAGTATCTAATTCACCCCTGTTTCCTGAAATTCTCAAAGATTGATTAGGAAGTAATGGAACATCAGCAATAACCAAATTTGTTGTACCTCCGTTTATGAAAGTAATATCGTTGCATTCAGAACCAATATTTGCAGTAGTGTAATATACCTTAGTTTCTACATAATACCTCTGATAAGGCTGACCAGTAGACTTGGAAAACTTGTTTTCCTGTTCATACATTGCCCTGTCATTTGCCCTCTTATTATATGCTAATTTCAGCTTATCAGCTGAAATTTCATCCTGAATATTTATTTGTAAATGTTTTGGATTCATTGTATTAATTTTTAGCACATATCAGGAAATTGA